CTACGAATCAATTTTAAACTTTGTAGGAGCTTTTTATGGCAACAAATTTTATCGAGATGGGCGAAGCCATCAAAATTAAAGCAAAAACCGCAATCAAAGGCGGTGAATTAGTCGTGACAGGTGATTTAGCTGGCATTGCTGTTGCAGATATTGCGAAAGATGAGATCGGGGCATTGTCTGTGATCGGGGTATGGCAAGTGAAAGCAAAAAGCGATGAAGCGATTGCTCAAGGTGACAAGCTTTACTGGGACACTTCTGCAAAAGAAGCCACCAAAACAGCAGGCTCACATAAATATATCGGTATTGCGTGGTCAGACTCGCCGAGTTCAACGGCAGTAGTGACGGTGAAACTCAATGCCTAGTTTGTTTGAACAAGCCTTCGCCAAAGCGGACAGCGTGATTGAGCGTGTAATGATGTCGGAGTGGCTGATTAACGGCAAGCCATATCCAGCTACCTATGACGAAGCCCCTCATATTATGGAGGGGCTTCACGTTTCGGTGGACCAACAAGCCTTAAACGGCACATTACGCACACTCACGCTATTTCGCTCATCAGGCTATAAACCACGGTTAGATCATAAGGTGGTACAAGGCGAGAAAAAATACCTCGTCAAATCTTATCACTATGTCGATCAGATGATTGTATTACAGTTGGAGTAAGCGATGGGTGTCAAAATAACGGGATTAAAAGAACTTGAGGCAAATATTCAACAGCTTGTCAGACAAAAAATACCGACTGCAACAGCGAAAGCAATTAAAACAGTGGGTAAGCAAGCAATGCGAAAAGCCACAAAGTCTGTGGCTCAACAGATTGGCGTACCCGTCAAGACGGTGCGTGGGCGTGCCAAAATGACCAAAGATCCGACCAAACAAAATCTCCAAGCCATTATCCGAGTAAACCGCACTCATTTGCCATTAATTCGGGTATTGGAAGGGAAACGTAATCGGATTGTTGCAAGCCTGGGTGTGTTGCGTGTTGGTCGTCATTCTGTTGCTAGAGGTTTTAAACAAACCTTAAAAAACGGACGTACGCATATTATGTTTCGCCAAGGTAAACAACGCTACGGTATTGATGTAGCGAAAGTCCCGTTATCTACACCGCTTACTGAAGCGTTTAATCAGGAGTTGTCTCAATATCCTGAGCAAGTGAAACAAGAGCTGATCAACCAACTGACCTTTGTCTTTAGGAGAAAATAATGCGTATCCACACTCAAATCCGCTCTGAAGTCGTCGAATTGTTGGAGCAACAGATTAGCGATGTAGAACATTACTACAACGGCAGACCAACGTTTATTGACATTGACGAAGAGCAAAAAGCGATAGCCGTCTTTTTAGATGAGGCTTACTGCGACGGCATTACAAATTGCGATGAGCAGTGGCAAGCACAGCTCAATATCGCCATTTATATAAAGTCTATCGACAATGGCGAAAGTGAACTAGATGAGATCGCCCAACAAATTGCCGAGGTGATGCAAACCACACAATCAGGCACAGGGTTTGAACATATCGACAACCTTGAGCTATCTCAATACAGCTACGAACAAGACCAGCAACAGCGGACTTGGTACGTTGCAAACCTTATTTTTAACATTGAATATCAACGAGAAGGAGTGTAATTATGGCGGGAAAAACCACCAAATTCCAAGGCACGAAGTTTTATATTGGCACAGGTGTCGAAGAGCAAAAGAATATCACAGCGTGTAACGTTAAACCGAACGCGACTATCACTGTTGCCTCAAACGGTTTCAAGGCTGGTGATGCGATTACGATCACGGGTTTAGGAAGTTTAGACGGCACTTATCCGATTAAATCCGTCGATAACGGCTCACCTGGGGTTATCACCTTAGCTGATGAGGTAGATTGGACTGCTCAAGATCAACCGACAGACTTTAAACAAGCTAAAGTCGCTCGAGTAAAGTGGTCAGATAATTTCTGTGCGATCAAAAACATTGAACGTTCAGAAGATACCTTAACGGAAGAAGATGTTACCACAATGTGCGATGAAGGGACGGTTACTGAACCTGGTGAAATTGAATTTGGTTCAACCAAATTAACGTTCTATGCGAAACCTTCAACGGCAATGCAATCACTTTTGCGTAAGAAGTTTTTTGCCAAAGAAAGCTTTCCGTACAAACTGATTTTCACCAACAATCAAGGCACAATGTACGGCACTGGCTTTGTTCAATCTGGTAACAACTACTCAGGCGAAGTGAAAGGTAAGTTTGAAAGCGGTGCAACCATTAAGCATACCAAACGCGATTATCATTTGCCACTAACAGGATAGTTGTAAAAAATTGGCGATAACTGACCGCTTGTAGTAATACAGGCGGTTTTTTATTTCAATAAAAGGAAACCTTATGACTTTACGTGAAACCCTATTATCCCAAACCCCCAAATTGAACCCGATTGAGATTAAAGGCACGACCTACTATGTGCGTGATTTAACCGTTGGGGATATGAACAACCATCTTTACGGCATCAACGTATGGCTGAAAAAGCAAGCTGAGCTCGAAGGCTATGAATTGCCTGCGGAAGAGGATGAGAACTTTGCGACAGCTCTAAGTGAGTTCGGTGCAAAATACCGTTTACCGCAGTCGATTGCTGTACGCCTATGTGATGAGAATGGTGAATTGCTGTTTGACCCGTTTAATGTCGATGATTTGAATGCCATTGCAAAATTAGATAACCAAGTCTTAATTGATTTCAACAATGGTTTAGGTGACCCAAAAAACTCACCGACCGCCGACGCTTCCAGTTAAATTTATCGCTGGCGTTAGGCAAAACCCTTGTTGAAATTGAAGCAATGCCCGAAAGACACTTGGCGGAGTATGAATTATTTTACCAAGAACAACCTTTCGGGCTTTGGCGGGAAGATTACCGCACCGCTCAAATATCGCATTTATTAGCGATGATCAACCGAGATCCAAAAGGCGACAGCCCGAAATTATCGGATTTTATGCCCTTTTATCAAAAGGCAGAAGAAGCGGAAGATGATGACGGCGGTGTGGCGGCGTATTTGGCTAACAGATAAATCCCTTGTATTTCGTTGTAATTCAACTTAAAATAAATGTATTACATAGAAATACAGGGGGGCAATAAAATGGCGACCATTAATGATGCTTTCAGTTTTAGAACAAACACAGAAGTTAAAAATACGGCTTTTGAAGTGATAAAAAGTTATGGAATGACTCCATCACAAGTGTTTAATATGCTTCTCACTGAAATTGCATATACTAAAACAATTCCGTTAAGTTTGAATTATCAACCAAACCTTGAAACTAAGTTGGCAATGCAGGAAGCTAAATCAGGTAAAAATGAAGTATATGAATCTTTGGAAGCGTTTCATAAAGCAATGTTAGCGGAGTAAATAATGTTACAACTTTCTCCAACAAATGCTTATAAAAGAGATTTTAAAAAGATTGCTTCTGAGTTAATGTCTAGTGCTGAATATATAGAAGTGATGTATTGTTTAATGCATCAGTTACCTTTGGCGGAGAAATATAAAGATCACCCATTACAAGGAGAATTACAAGGTTTTAGAGATTGCCATATCAAACCTGATCTTGTTTTGATTTATGCGGTTGAAAATAATTTACTTCGCTTGGTACGTTTAGGATCACATTCCGAATTATTTGGGTAATTTTCGTTAAATATAACGCATTGAAAATGACCGCTTAGTGCTTTATGTTTTGAATAGATTGATGGCAATATGGGAGGTTGAATATGAAAGCTATTTATAGCACGGTAGACCCTATCCCAAATTCTGTGTAAACACCCATTTCAACTTAACGGTGATCGTCTAGGCGATCACCAAAATCAATCATAAATCGATTCATCGCCAGTTTCCAGTTCTGAATCGGCATTGTCCATTTTTTTGATGCATCTTTAATCGCAAGCCAAATCACTTTGAAAACGGAATCATCCGTCGGGAATACATTTCGTTTTTTAATCACGCGACGAATCACGCTATTAAGCGATTCCACAGCATTCGTGGTATAAATCGCTTTACGAATATCAGCCGGATAATCAAAAAATATAGCAATATTTGCCCAGTTATCTTCCCAGCCTTTCGCCACAAGCGGGTATTTTGCCTGCCATTTTTGCGAAAGTGCGGTCAGATTTTCGCGAGCTTGTGCTTCCGTCGGGGCCTGATAAACCTGCTTTAAATCTGCGGTGACGGCTTTGTAATCTTTCCACGAAACGAATTTCAAGCTGTTACGCACTAAATGCACAATGCAAAGCTGAATCTTCGTTTTAGGATAGACTGCATTGATGGCTTCTGGGAAGCCTTTTAAACCGTCTACACAGGCAATAAAAATGTCTTTTAAGCCTCGATTTTGAAGCTCTGTCAGCACATTTGCCCAGAACTTCGCACCTTCATTTTCAGCAATCCAAAGCCCCAATAACTCTTTATGTCCTTCAAGATTCACACCCAAGGCAACAAACACGGATTTGTTGATAATTCGTCCATCTTGGCGTACTTTCACTACGATACAATCTAGGTAACAATTGGATAACCGCATCAAGTGGCGATTTTGCCATGCCATTACGCGCTCTTTCACGGCGTCGGTAACGCGAGAAACCAGGCTGGTTGACACATCCGCATCATAGAGTTCTTTGAACATTTCAACGATTTCCTGATTACTTAACCCCTTGGCATATAAGGCAATAATCTGCTCATCCATTCCTGTGATGCGAGTTTGATTTTTCTTGATAAGTTGCGGTTCAAAGGTGCCGTCACGGTCACGAGGCGTCTCAATTTCTATCTCACCTTCATCACAAATGACGGTCTTAGATGTGTAACCGTTACGTGCATTTTTACCTTTTCTAGGCTGATGTTTTTCATAACCAAGATGGTCGGTCAGTTCACTATTTAACGCAGCCTCGACGGTGATTTTCTTGAGCATCCGTGAAAATTGATTGAGGTCTTCTGGTGTTTTTAGGTTTTTGGCAAATTCCGCTGCCAAGGCGTGAAGTTGTTTTTCGTTCATAATAAAATACCTGTGTCTGAATGTATTATCTCAGAAACAGGTATTTACACAAATTGTGGGAGAGGCTCAGGGCTGGGAAAGTCTGAACAACAGACCCAGAAATTTGCCAAGCAATTTGAGGTAAATTTATCTCGGGCACAGGCAAAAGCACGGCAGTTTTCAGAGCGAACCACGCAATATTTAAACAATATTGAAAAAGCGGCTAACAATATTAATTCAACGACAAACTGGAGTTTCCGTCTTGATAATTTGGGGCGCTTGCAAGATTTTGCCAAACAAACGGTTGTTATGATGGATCGTTACACCGAATTACAAAACCGCATACGCCTAGTTACAGATGGTCAAGCGGAAATGGCAGCTGCAACTGGTACCGTTTTTGATATTTCATTGCGAACAAATCAAGCTGTAAGTGCAACAGCTGAAGTGTATCAACGCTTTGCGAAAAATGCCGATACATTGAAGATCAGCCAAGCCGAAGTGGCAGAATTAACCGAAACCGTATCAAAAGCAGTGGCTATGTCAGGTGCAAGTTCTGCGTCGGCAGAAGCGGCATTGATGCAGTTCGGGCAAGCAATGGCGAGTGGTGAATTGCGTGGTGCCGAGCTAAATTCTGTAATGGAACAGACGCCCGGACTTGCACAAGCGATTGCGGATGGTCTTGGTGTCAGCGTTGGTGCGTTAAAAGAAATGGGTAAAAACGGCGAATTATCCATATCAAAAGTCATTAAAGCACTCAAAAATGCAAAATCTCAGGTGGATGGTGATTTTGAAAAGCGTGTTAAAACGCTTTCGATGTCATTTACTAACCTTGAAACATCAATGATTAAGTTTGTCGGTGAAACAGATTCAGCTATTGGTGTAACACAAAAACTGGCTGAAGGTGTTGAATTTGTTGCCACTAATCTCGAAGATCTGATTACTGTTGCAGGCACTTTTGCCGCTGCACTTGCGATTGGGCAAATTGGCAAATATTCGACCGCACTTTTACAAACGGGCATTAATAGTGCAAAAAACACATTAGCTCATACCAAAGAAGCTCAATCTATTCTTGCAAAAGCAACGGCTATGCGAACAGCCGCACAAGTTGAAATGGCAAGTCTTGCGGCTCAATTACAGTTAGCACAATCAGAGCAAACACGCTATACCTTGCGTGAACAAATGAAAGTACAAGCTGCTCAAATTATTGCTCTCACAGAAGCAGAGGCGACAGCGAAACGTAATCTTGCTACAGCAAATACTTTAGCTGGAAAAGCGTCTCAAGGTTTACAAAGTGTAATGGCATTGCTTGGTGGACCTGTCGGAGCAGCTATGATTGCCGGCAGTGCTTTATGGTATTTTACACAGCAAGCAGAAAGTGCGAGACAGAAAGCACTCGATACTGCAGGGGCAAATCATCGTTTAAAAGAGAGTTATGAGGGTTTAAGTGCTGCAGCACTCTCGCTCAAAATTACACAACAAATCCAAGATCTTGCCAATTATGATAAACAAATCCAACGGTTACAAACAGACATTGTTGCATTGAAAGATAGTTGGAATTATGTGGGTTTACCTGTACCTGAAAGTGCTAAAAAAGAAATATCAGAGTTAAATGATAAGATTTCTATTTTAAAAGAAAACGCCAATATTGATTTCTCCGTATTAGAAAACCAATTAGAAGCCCTTGCTAAAGCTATGCTAACAAGCGGTAAAAATATTGATGATGTTCGGCAAAAATTTAAAACGTTGGGTGTTGATGCAGGTAACACAGAATGGATTTTAGCCAGAATACCTTCTGCACTAAATGAAATCGACAAGGCAGGTAACCAAGCTGAAAATGCCACTCTAGATTTAGATGACGCATTTAAAAAGTTACAAGAAAAATCAGTATCTCTCGCTCAAAAATTAGAGGTTGCAAAACTTGAGCAACAAGGGCAAGCTAAATCAGCTTATGTTTTAGCAGGGTTGTACGAACTTCTTGGAACGGAAGGTGCAAAATACAATGAAGTGTTAATTGGTATCGCCACAGGTACTATCACCGCCGCAAATGCAGCAGATAAAGCGGTGGGAATATCTGTTGAAACATTGAATAAAATACTACAAGGTAAACAAGTCCTTGAAGGTATGTTCAACGATGAAACACAGACAAAAACAATTCAAACTAATCTAAAAACAAATCATAAAGGTGGTGGCGAAAATGCTCGTGATAATTGGCTGTCATTTTATGATGATCTTCGCAAAAAAAGCAGTTCAACGCTAACTGAAATCGATCTTGAAGAACAGCAGATGTTTCAGCGTCTTGAAGAGCATATGAAAAAAGGTGTGGTATCACATACCGAATATGAAACGGCTAAATTGGCTATAACGGAGCGTTTTGCCAAAGAGCGGTTGGAATTAGCAGGGAAATATGCGCCAGAAAAATTGCTGTTATCAAATTTAAAGAATGAGCTATCAGCGATTGAAGAACTCAGAAAAGCGGGGCAACTTACCAATGGCGAAGCACAAACCGCTGAATATCAGCTGAAATTTGACTACGCACAAAGTAAAGCTCAAAGTGCGGTCAATCCGCTTGACCAAATGCGTGCGATTTATGATCCAAATCAAGACATAGTCAATCGACAAGCACAAGAACTCGCACGGCTTGACGCATTTCATCAGACGCAGTTACTTAAGGAAGAAGAATTTCAAAAACTCAAACAGCAAATTATTGAGCGTTATGCGAATGATAAATTTCAAACCGAAATGCAGAAATATGCGGACGGCTTGAATACACTAGGTTCAGCTTTTGGGGATTTAACCTCGATGATTGAACAGGCAGGGGGCAAACAATCTGCCGCTTACAAAGCAATGTTTGCGATGCAAAAATCTTTTGCGATTGCGGAGGCGACAATCAATGTCACCCGTGCTGCAAGTCAAGCGATGGCAGATTGGTCAAAAATGGATGCGGCATCTAAGTTTGCAGCTGTAGCAGGCGTGATGTCTCAAGGTATGGCATTAGTCGGACAAATCCGTAGTGTTGGTTTCTCTAGTGGCGGCTACACAGGCGATGGTGGCAAATACACCCCAGCAGGTATCGTCCACCGTGGCGAGTATGTCATCACCAAAGAGGCAACTTCTCGTCTTGGGTTGGATTACCTGAATTATCTCAATTATGGCAAACGTGGTTTTGCGACCGGTGGCGGTGTTGGTGTGCCGAGAGTGCCGAGTACGCCTACGCATTTTGGCGGATCGCAAAATGTGACTGTGACGGTGATTAATAACGGCAAACCGACATCCGCCGAAGTAGAAACCAAAAAAGACGGTCAAGATTTAGCAATTACCGTGAAGTTAATGGAGCAGATTGCAGATGGTGTCTATCGTCGCAATCAAACACGCGATCTGCGTAGTGGTGGTGCGTTAAATAGATAATACCCTTAGAGAGTTTCTAAGGGTATTTTATTATAAGGTGATCTATGACATTACAAATACTTCCCTTTTGCCCACAACCAAATTACACCGTCGAAAGCGAACCTCGCAGAAAGGTAAATAAATTTGGTGACGGCTATCAACAGCGAATGGTTGATGGATTAAATCCATTGCAACGTAAATTTTCATTGAGTTTTAACCTACGACACGCACAAGCGGTTGGATTGTTGCAATTTCTTGCAAGTCACGGTGGTGTAAGTGCCTTTCAATTTAGGGAGCGACCAAAAACGCCACTGATTAAAGTAGTGTGTCCAAAATGGTCGCAGACGGTAGGTAAAACCCATACGTTGATTAACTGCGAATTTGAAGAGGTGATTTAATGCCAAAATCCCTACCCCAAAAAATGGCAAACGAACTGCCAAAACTTGAACAAAATGCCTTGATTGAACTGTGGGAAATTGATTTAAGGCATATCAGCAGTAATAGCGACCAAACACAAAAAGGGGAGCTATTACGCTTTCACAATGGCTTAAATCAAGGTCAGCAGAATGTTTGGTGGCAAGGTAACGAATACCAAGCCTATCCAATTCAAGCGGACGGTTTTGAGATTAGCGGTCAAGGTCCGAGTAATCGACCAACTTTAACAATCTCAAACCTGTACGGCATTGTCACCGCATTAGCCGCAGATTTCGGGCAAGGGATTGGGGCGAAAGTGACACGTCGTTTAGTTTACGCTCAATTCCTTGATGCTCGCAATTTCCCTAACGGACGAAACTCACAAGCCGATCCGACACAGGAAAGTGTCAGTTTATTCATTATTGAACAGCTAAAAATCCTCAATGATGAAGTGGCGACCTTTGAGCTGGCTTTACCCGCAGAAACAGATAATGCACGTATTCCGTTGCTGATGATTACGTCTCATACTTGCATTTGGCCATATCGTTCTGCGGAGTGTGGCTATACAGGCGGACCTGTTGCCGATGAAAAAGATAATCCGACAACCGATCCGAAAAAAGATGCTTGCTCTCACTGTTTGCGTGGTTGCAAGCTGAGATTCGGGGCTAATGCTATTTTGCCGTTTGGTGGCTTTCCAAGTACGACGCAGTATGGGGCTTGATTGCTATCAAGGTGTTTTACTTGTAAACTATATGAGTTCGCCATTGTGTTGAACTATATTATAAACAGAAGAGGATTTTATGGCAGCTATTCAACCACAAACTATTGCGGACAGCCTATTTCGACGCATTGAGGATGCTCGTTATATGAAGAAGTTCACCCCTATGTTTATTAATAGATTACTTAGCGACATTGAGAAGTTGAAGTTAATATTACCCGATTTGGCGTGGAGCATGGAAGGAAGTGTTTATGCTTTAGCCAATCAAGAAAGTAAAGCAATTTTTGCTTGTCAGAAATCTATTGAACTCAATCATAGCGCATCAAATATCTATAATTTAGGGTTTACTTACGAAATCTTTAATCAATTTGAATTAGCTTTAGATTGTTATCGACAAGCATTTCAGATAGCTCGAAATGGCGACATAAAAATACTTCGAACATTAGAAGGTCGGCTAATGAACTTTTTTGCTTATGACGATTTAACACCTATCAAAACTGAGCTAGATAAATGTAAGATAAAACATAATATTGATATTATTACTAAATTAAATAAAGTATTTGGTAGTGGACGTTTAATGTTAGATTTCGGTCTTGAAGTCAATCGGCTTATTAATCAACATATTGTTTCTAGATTTATCATTGGTACTGAGTTTCGTGAAATTGATGAGCGGTTACATATTGTTAACCTTGTTCAATATGTAGATGACGAAGATCTTGAAAAGATAGTTGAGTGTAACGCTAATCTATCAGATTTATTCGCAGAATTTGCAGAAAAAAATCACCTAGATTTAGATTGCTTTTATCTTTATTGTGAGGCGTATAAATAATGATTAAGCATACGGAATTAATTGAACGAGCTGAGATTTTGTCAAAACAATCTAGTGAAATTGAATGGAGAGATAGCATCAAACATAGTTATTATTACTTTTATCATGAGCTTAAGC